TGGCCAACGTCCATTTTCGACAAAGAACTTCTCCGCCGCTTTGGTCTCTTCAATTCTATTTTCATCAGTCGCTAGCAATTGGGATCTAACCCACTCAGAGAAGTTCTCCTTCTCCATTGCCAACTTCCAAGTCTCATCGCATAATGATACTACTTTAGGTCGCATTAAGTAAAGCGACCCCGTAATGAGTATATATGCATTGTCAAAAAAAAAACGAGGCAAGCCTCAATCCGTAACTCCGTTACAAATCCGATTTAGCCGACAGCATGCGGCCATCTATAAAGTCCCTTCAGGGGTCCGCGTACTTAGCCGTTTTGTCCGATGAAGGAAGATTGAGGGCCTGCAATGGAAGGGGTGAAAATGACCCAACTTTACTTTTTTCACTTGCTTTTTTTTTTACATTTCAGCAGTATGGCAATTCCCTGGGGCCAAAAAGCCGATTAAGTAACTTTATTACACTGGGTTGGGGTGGACCTGGTATGACCAAGAACGCCACCGACCTGATTTTGAGAGACCGACTTCAATTTACCTTGTCTGCCGCTGGGGATCAAGCAACCGTGTATGGGCGCTTCGATCTCTCCGACTACGTGAACGCACTCGAACGCAAAGGACTTTCAATCAAAGAAACTCACTTTATGCTCCGTTACCCCCTGAATGGCACGACCGGGAATTTCAATTACACTGCTTTGATGGGTCCAAACACCTCTGGTAATACTCCTGACGTCGGAGACTTGAAACTTTGGGCTACAACTCGAGCCTATGAATCGGCAATCGACGTGGGGATTGCTTCTCCAGACGTTGTACACATTGAAACGTGGCAGAGTGTCACAGGTCCATCCAACGCAGTCCCCGACGCTCAATCATCTTGGAACGTCCTCACTCACAACGTCTACGGCGCCGGTGACTTACACCCATCCGGTTTTCCCGTTGTCACTGACCTCCTCATAGGCGTTGCCTCTGATAATTGGATCTCTCAAGCAGATGCTATAATTGAATTAGACGTTATGCTTGTTGCTTCTCCAATTACCATTACTCAAAAGCAATTGACTGAAATGCTGGTTCAAGGCCAGGACCAATGAGTTGGTCAACTTGGCTAGTAGAACAGAAAGGGCAGAAGCGAAGGGTTCTCTTGCGTCGGACCTTGCTATTGCTGGCGCTGTCGTGGGTGCTCCTTTCGGACCGCTCGGTTCCGCTATCGGCGGAGTTGTTGGCGGAGTTAGTGGTTTGATAATTGCAGATGGCGAATTAGTTCTTGCCATCGATATGATCGCAATACCAGCATTCCAAGCATACATGATCCAGGGGACACCTTCAACAACCGTCTACATCAAAGCAGGTGAAACAATTCTACCTACTGGCGGCAACGTCACCGATGTTCAAGAGGCTTTGTCTGAAGTAGTAGTTCCTTCGAAACGTCGAAAGCCAAACGCCTGGATAAAGTTCAGTAAAAAGTTCTCATTTCGTGCTCGAAGAAAGAATGAATCAGCACCTGCTTATTTATCTGCTAGATCGAAAGCCGCTTCTAGAGCATACAAGCAACTAAACAAGCCAAAGAAGAAAGGAGGGAAAAAGAAATGATTCACGAAATAAGAGAGACCATTCAATTGTCAGGCACTGCGGTAGGCAACACACTCCAATTCCAAAAGAGAATAAATCTTCAAGATGGAATGAGGCACACAATTAACCACATCGACTTTTTCGATGATGGGTTACTTGGGCGAACCAACGTGGCGCATGACTTCGCTTACCAAGTATTCTTAACCAATTATCCAGTGGTGTTGACTTCAGAAGATTTCCACGGATATGGAATGCCTTCTGGTCCTTTAGCCGGTGATGATATGGTTCTCTTTAAAGCAAGTTCATTGTCATTTACAACCGGATATCGCACAGCAGTGTTTCAAGAATTCCCAAATCAATTTCTTGGATCAATGCCAACCTTTTCATTTTATACCCCTCAATTGTATTTGACGGTAATAGTAACCGACGTGGAACGCCTAGACTTTGACAGTAGTATTGCTGTGTCTCTTTACATGGCCATCGATTCGAAAGAAGTTGCATCTGTAGAATATGGAATCGGAATGCTTCAGGAGTACAGTGAGAACCAAGCAATGCTTCGACGTAATCAAGGCATAGTTATTACTCAAGCAGATATTATTGGAGCAATGCCTATGTGGCAGATAGGCGGCATTCGTCCGGAATTCATGGCATCGAACGCCTCAAACGCATTAGGGGAGAACTGGTTTTTTTCTACTGCCGGATATGGAGGCAGTGAAGAGATGTCCTTAACGTCTGGAGTTCGAGGTGGATTGTCTAATGCTAGGACAATGGTATCGCATGGAGATGCATTCGGTAAAGATTCAGCAACAAAAGCGGTTCCTGATTGGTTCAAAGCGATCGCCAAACCTTTCCCAAGTCTAGATATTGGACCAGTACGCGCACAGGAACCACCATTAAAACACCATGATAATGGAAACGTCCAGATGTTGTTGTGATTCTATGTCAGACGTGGATGAGTTGCAGAACATAAGAATCGAAAGCATGGACACTCGATTGAGGAGTGTTGAGCAAGCAGTTGTTGAATTGGCCCAACTCTCGAAGTGGATCAAGTACGGAGTGCTTGTACTCGCAGCCACTCTCGGGATAGACCTCCAAACCATGATTTAAATTCACGACTGGCAGAACTTACAGGTTTCGACCAGTTGAAAGTTGATGTCGCACTTCAGAAGAGTTACCTTCTCGAGATCGAACAACGTGCGATTCAATTGCGCGTACCGACAATAGAACTTCTCTTCACATCTGAAGCATTGAACACACATTATTTCTTCACTCCAACCCATGCTCCGCATCTAAAGCATACAATCTCTCGAATGTACCCTTCGACCAGTGACGGCTGAATTCGAATTCTGTTTAACTTTCCGCACGTGCAAGACTTCGATTTCATTCTTCTTCACCTTCAATTCCGTGCCAATACATCGAGTATGATTTGAGACCATGTGCTGAAGACTTTGGATCATAGTGTTCCTGATTCACGCCAGCGTGCCACCAATCATGTTCCAGGTCGTTTATCTCTCGACGTAGAATCCAACGTGCAAGTCTCTTAATCATTCTTTCACCCCAAGGAATAGTTCAGACACTAAAGCGTCGTATCGCTCTCGGTCGCATACTAACATGTGCAATGCAACGTAAGAACCTTTGACTACATCAGAAGCCATTGGTTCCTTCGGGAATTTGTACACCGTTTTTCCGCAGCGCTTGCATTTTCTGTGGATCATTGTTTTTGTCATTGTCTCCACCACCTTGGCCAACGTCCATTTTCGACAAAGAACTTCTCCGCCGCTTTGGTCTCTTCAATTCTATTTTCATCAGTCGCTAGCAATTGGGATCTAACCCACTCAGAGAAGTTCTCCTTCTCCATTGCCAACTTCCAAGTCTCATCGCATAA